AGGGTAATGAATAGAACCCAAATCATCTGGGTCTACAACTGGTACATTCTTTAGTTTGTAAATCTCTCTAGGTGTAGAGTTAGCCTTAGTTAAGTTCCAAGACACTGACATCTTACAGCTAGAAGGATTAATAAAATCGTAGCCTACACCATTATAAGTGTAACCATCTTCAGTTACCCTCATGTATGTTGTAACGTATGGAGCATTCTTAAATGTTGTCATGTCTCCCATGAAGTCATAACCTGCTTCAGCAAAACTAGAGTAATTACCTGTACCCCAATCTAGGTAACTATCTCCTGAGAAGTGAGCAACAGTTAATTTACCATCTACACCACTTCTAACAATTAACTTAATTTCACTTTCATTCTGTAAGAAATCTTTGTACACAGTTGCTACTGCAGTATCTGAACCATTGATTATAGTATCAGCTCCGTTTACAACCTGTGTTTCTGTAGCTGTAGAACCTAACCCACTAAAGTAAGAACTGCCTATAATGTAGTGACCTGCTGTACCATCAGATACTTTCCAAGGATAGAAGGCTTGTAAGTTAACATCAAGTACTAATACGTTATTATACTTATAGTCTATACTTTCTTCAGCATCAGGATAGAACCAAAATACTCTCTGGTTAATCTGATCATACTCAACAAAGACTTGAGCTTTCTTTCCGTTAGGTATTGCATTCCATAAAGTTTGTATAGAAGCTAAAGAAAGATTTCTAGCTTCTGGTTGACCAGATGTTTCAGATGTTTGTATAGAGTATATGCCAGTCTTAGACCACCAGATAGGTGCTCCACCAGCTACAACAAAACTATTTTCATTTACTAGACCTACATCGGATATTTTAGAGATAGAGAACTCAGTAGCTCTAAAGACATTATCAACACCAGATATAGACCAAACACCATTCTCAGCAAATATTAAAATAGCTGCTCCAAAGACATGTAACTTACGTATGTTATGAGCTGCAGCTATCTTAACAACCCCACCATCAGTATCCAATAAGTCAGAGATATCTTCTGAAGTTGGATCATTTACTTGGTAGCAATGTCCTAACTCTGTGTTAGTTTCAATTATTTTAGAAAAGTAAACTTTACCACCATTCTTAGCTGAGTCAATACCAGCATAAAAAACTCTGTTACCAAAAGAGGCAACTGTCCTAAATCTACTAGGTTCAGTTTCAACAGTTAAAGAAGTGTATACTCCACTATTCCAAGCACTTGTAATAGGTATAAACTTTCTTTCTTTTTGAAAGATGTCTAGTATAAAATGACCATTAGCTGTTAATGTAGATCCTTTATAAATATTTTTATAGGTAGGTTCGTCATAATCTCCGTTAGCATTTTTACCTGAATACCAAGGGTGAGTAAGAGGAGGGTAACCATCCCCACCGTCTGGAGTGGCTATTAAGGCTGTATGACCTTTCTCACCAACCCAACCACTGTTTGCAGTATCATACTTTCTCTCATTAGAGATGGCAGAAGATCCTGTCCCTGTAAAGTATTCATCCCCTATTTCATTAGCAGTACCTTGCCATTCAAAGTCTCTTTCTTTAAAGTCAATTATTTCATTTAGAATTGCTCCATTAGATATACGTTCAAAATAAAAAGTATTGATTGCTGGTGAAGCAACAATTAATAAACCGTTTATAGATGTAACTTGTATTTTTTCTTCAGAAGGAACAAAAGAATTATTAGCTGAAATAGTTCCACCAGAAGAACCAGCCTGAGTAGCTAGATCAATTGAGTAGTAAGGCTCTACATAACCAGAATTTCCCCACCCACCTGAAAACATCTGAACTCTTTGAGCAGATAAAGGGTCTTTTGCTTTTTCGTAGAATGAAATATTAGAGCCAATTTGTACAACTAAAAACTCTAAATTAGGGAGTCCTCCAACATTATACCAAGTAGCTGTGTGAAATACTGATCCTTCAGGAATAACTATACCGTCTGTAACTGCATTGTCTTCTAAGGCTACAGCTTTACGACGACGACGAGTACCATCCCTTTCTAAAGAACAGTTTAATTCGTCAACAGAAGCATTGTCAGGGAATGTTAATTCACTAGCTTCTGTTATTAATCCACCAGTAAAAGTATTAACTTGTTTCTGTGTTAGGCTCTGTGGCATTTATAGTTTCCTTTTCGGCCCTTCGAGCCTTAAACCTATCGTTAACAGCTTTACGAGGGGTTACCCTCTTAGTAGCTAAATGTCTTTCAACTGCTGCTAGTGCTCCTGCTGGTCCTGTCCAAGATCCTTCTAGTTCACTAGGTACTTTAGCACCACTCTCATATTTAACTTTATATAGCTTGTAACCATCTTGTGGTTTGTATACTACTAAATCTTTTTCAGTCTTATTACTTTTAACTTTTATTTCTTGATTGTCTTCATCTCTAGTTAGCTCAATGTCTACCATACTTATTCTTAGGCCTTCCTTTGTTTACCTTGTGCATGTCATTCTGCACATACACTTTCTGTCTTCGGGCTGCCTGTTCTATCTTAGGATCTGATCCTGCTTTAAATAAAGACATAGCAGTTGATTTAGCTTCTGCTAAGAGTAATGGGAACATGACATCATCTACATCAGGAGTAAAGGTATCTGAGAAAGAATCAAAGTTAGGGTACTTAGTACCATATGCTCTTGTCTTAGCTGATGTAAGAGTAGAGTCTACTGATGAATCGTAGGCATCCAGCACCAAGTTCTCATCATCAAATGATGTGTAGTAAAAAGGCTTAACATCATTACGTATAAGTAAAATACTATCAGAAGCTACATCATTAACCTGTAGTACATTAGAAGCAAGACTATCCCTACCGTTAGATAAGCTAAAGAACTCGTCTGGTGACAGATATGTTAGTCTTTCATACCTTACCCCTCCCACCTTCTTAGAAATATTGTAGTCTAAAAACTCTATGTTTTTTACTTTACTAGGAAATTTAAAGTGAGTAGGTCTTACTGAACTAGAGAAGGATGTCAACTTTATTGTTTGTGCATGTTCAGGTATTATACGAGTAGAGATTAAATTAAAGTAGGTGTTCTCTACTACCTTAGCTATTTGTTCAGCTTCGTTAGAATCAGAAATGCTGTTGATCTCTTCCGAATCCATATCGGATAAGATATTTTGTACCATTTCGAGAAGAGTCATTTTCATGTTATGCACTCATTCCTATAATAGAAACATAGATATTAGCATAGTTAACATCTACGTTATCTGCACTAGCTTTTGTTTTAATTTCTATGTAATCGTTCTGTGCTAAAGCAGTTAAGCCAGTTACACTAATTGAACCCCAAGAACCAGAGGATATAGTACGTATAGCTCTAGAACCAACAATCTCTGTACCGTTCTTAAACAATGCCCATTCAACGTCCTTATCATGACCTGAGGCTTGAGAGGATGACATTGTAACATTTAACAATGCTGTGAGATTAGTAGCATCGTTGTATTGAAATCTTAGGTTAGGGGAGGTTACCACTGTGAACCCAGATACTATAGAAGTTGATACTGGAGGAGAAAGAAACTTCTCAGTAGTATCCGTATCTAAACTATAAGCATAAGGGGAAGAGTCGTTGAATGCTGTAGCAGCACTTAGATGTCTGTGGATTGGTTGCCATGTACCACTACCTGAACCATTAGCAATATAGGCTGAACCACTAGAAGCAGTGGCTGTACCTTTAGGTTCATGTAATGCACTACCAGTAAGGGATGAATGTTCTACGTTTGCCATTGTAAATAAGTCCTTAGTAGGGGAGACTTGTTAAGACTATTATACACATAAGTAAAATAGTTGTCAAGTGTTAAAGAGATAGAGGAGGAGATTTCTCCCCTCCCCTTGTATTTATGTTACTACGCCAATGGCTTTGTAACAACAGAAACCAAGTTTTCTGGACGGTACAGTTTAAGACCGTAACGTGCAGTAGTAACAAACTCTGTACGTTGGTGATCTTTGTTGTACTCAGTGTCCACATTTGGCATCTGTCTCCATGCACCAACGAATGGCTGCACTGCTTGGTCAGCAGAGAAGAACATGTTGTTGATTGCGTTAGCTGGAGCAGCTACACCACTGATAGTTTCTGAAGCTTTTGTAGCTAAGTAGTTAGATGTGTATACATCGAAACCATAGATGTTAGCTATAAAGGACATGCCAGAAGCAATACCTGAGTTGACGATACCTTCCCAACGTGGGTTGTTTGATACACTTGTTAAGTTTGAAATTGTATTCATTTCAAATTCAACTGATGGATCAACAATAGCCACTAGGTTCTTCTGTGGTACTTTACCAGTTTTTAATGCACGAAGAGCTTTAGCAAAGTCTTCAACTGCAATTTTACCACCAGTACCTGAACCAATCATACGGTGAGCAACACC